TCCTCTGACCACCGCATTCGAATTATTCGCCTTTGACATTTCGCTATAAATGAAATTGTCCGCGCTCGATTTTATGGTCAATTCCACTCCGAACGATTTTATCAGTCCGCACATATTCGAAATCGTTTTGATTTGACTTATGACTACATCGAATCGCGAAAAGAAATCGGCGCCGGGTTCATTCGGGATTCGAGAATCGAATGATGAATACGATGTGTTTTCCGCGGTCGCGCATTTTGCTAACGCGGTACTTACCCCGTTTTTCTGTCTAAAAACACCATCATTCATATTGAATTTCCCTGCCGGATCATTTATGTTTTCCGGGTTCATCAACAAGTAGACTTTGTACTCCGGGGCGCTCCTTCCCGATTTCAATAAATCCCATAAATGATATTGGAAATCCACATTGAGAGCGCTTCCGCTCACTATACCCAAATTGTTCAACATGACGGTAGGTTCTATCGTGCGATTCGCATTCCGAGAATCGTCTTTTCTTACTGAAAAATTGAGATTCTGTAATCTCGCCGAATAACTGTATACCACATTATCACCGAATTTTACATAAACATTTTTCGATTCGCCGCCGTTTGCTAAACCGTTATTTTCTTGACCGAATTTATTGGTCATCTTTTTAATATCCGTTTCGCCGGTGCAATATAAGATTAAATCCAACATACTTTTAATGGGACGTTGATTCGGTCCTCTATCGGGATCATCTCCGTGCAAATACGTTTCCATAAAACTATTATCATTCAACGGTTCGAAGAATTTATTTGTTGCCTTTACATTTGCCACAAAAGAGGAAGGAATGAATTTGTAATAATGCCCCCAAAATGATCCACCTTCTCCCAATGTCAATTTGTCGTGTTTCATATCGGTGGCTTTATGACGTGATAAAGCAATTTTGTATTCTTCCGGAAATTGTATACCTTTTCCTAATCCTTCTATTTCCGACATTGTATAGAATATATAAATAAATAATTATGGTGGTAAATATATTAAATATTACACGGAAATCTATATCAAATGAATAGTGTTCATAAAAAAAATATTAATAAAACCACTACGATTGATGAAAAACACACCGAAATGCTGAATAAGTTCAATACGGATGAAATGGAAACCATACCTAAATTGGTCGAGGAAATAGGAGTTTTAAAGGGTCAACTGAAATGTCTCAACGACCATCAGATCGACCAATATATGGATATTCGTGACAAGATCGAATTTTGTAAAAGAAGAATCAAGGACATGAAAAAACAAAAGAATTTGTACCTCTTGGACAATTCCAAATATATTTTCAATTATTTCGAAGAGAAGAAACAGATCTCCAGCGGCGAAAATCAAAATGTCAATGTCCTGCATTCTTTTTTCAAAGTTAAGTCCAAGAATCCGGAACGCGTGGATCCCGATAAATATGTACAATCCAAGAACGCGTACCAGAATTATTGGACTAATGTGAATAATGATTTTGTGAATCCGCAAGATTATATTATTGCATCGGATACTTGTATGGAATGTAATCATGGTGAACTTATTCCCCAAGATGAGGAGGGTATTTTGATATGCAATAACAAGAAATGCGGGAAATTCATTGTGTATATTGTGGATAGTTCCAAGCCGAATAACAAAGAACCGCCGAACGAGGTATCATATACCGCCTATATTCGTTTGAATCATTTCAAGGAGATTTTATCGCAATTTCAAGCCAAAGAAACGACGCAAATTCCGGATGAAATTATCGAGGCTATTCGCGCGCGAATCAAAAAAGAACGCATCAAGGATATTTCGACGATAAATTATGATAAAATGCGCGACATTTTGCGGAAGCTTGGACTAAATAAATATTTCGAGCATATTCAATACATCAATTCGATTTTTGGTATCAAACCACCCATTATGAATGAGGAATTACACGAGACATTATGCGTTTTGTTCATCGAGATTCAGAAACCTTGGGCGGTTCATTGTCCCGCGAATCGCACTAATTTTTTCAATTATACGTATACTCTTTATCAGTTGTGCGTTTTATTGGATCAGACGCAGTATTTGCCGTATATTCCGATGATGAAGGATCGGGAGAAGCAGTTGGAGCAGGATATGATTTGGAAGAAAGTATGTGGAGATTTGGATTGGGAGTTTTTTCCAACGGTATAGTATATGCGAAAAACTAGATTTGGCGGAATTAATTATTTCATATATTTTGTACTTGCTTTTTTTATCGTATGTTTCTTTTATTTCATTATCTTTAGAAGAAGATTTGGGCTTTTAGAAGGAGCTAATACTATGAGACCAAATATGGACATTACGGACACACTTTTGAATACTCAGGGAAAAATAGTTGCAGAGAAAGATCCCAAAAAACAACTTCGCTTGATCGATGATGCCCTTGGACTTGATTTTTTGGTCAAAAAAATTAATAAACCACCATCCGATGTTACAAGATGGAATGACACAATTAGCACCATAAAAAGAATAAGAAAAAGAATTACCGAAACTTCGGGTCCATCACCAGGAACTTCGGGTCCATCACCAGGAACATCGGGTCCATCACCAGGAACATCGGGTCCATCACCAGGAACTTCGGGCCCATCACCAGGAACATCGGGTCCATCACCAGGAACATTTGCTCCAACTTCGGGTCCAATTTCGGGAACATCGGGTCCACCACCTGGAACATTTGCTCCAACTTCGGGTCCAATTTCGGGAACTTCGGGTACACCGCCGGGAACTTCAGATACAGGACCTGGAAACGTTGATCCAACGTTTGATGAAATGGCTCAAGAAAATACAGAATGATAGATTCTCTGGTATCGCAAAAGAAGAAAATGAAGAAATCATCATTTAGCCACCCTATTTTATTAGATAAAAATATGTAATAAAATATATGTACAAAAAGAACAAAACTGTTCGTAAACAACCCAAGCGAAAATGGTCAATGAAATACAAAAAAAGCATAAATTGTAAAAGACCGAAAGGGTTTTCACAAAAACAGCACTGCAAATATGGCAGGAAATCGTCTCTTTATCAGTCGTTCACGTAAAGAAGTTGATTTGGACTTGATTTTTAATATACACTAATAATATAAGTAAATGCGAAAAAATAAATTTCCAAAAATCAATCTCTTTGCGTATTTTTTGATTGTCGTTTTTGCGGCAGTTTTGTTATATTTTATAATGTTTAGGAAAAATTTTGGGGTCTTTGAAGGGTTAGACCGAGTTGACCCATCGATATTTTCGATATTTGATGAACAGTACAACAAGTTGTTGCAGGTTAATGATATGTATCCTAGTAAGAATTACACCCCGGCGGACAGAGCGAGTCGCTCAACGAAAAAAAGAGATGAAATAAATACCATCGCCACAGCTATCAGCAAAATAGTTGACGACTTTATAAAAGATAAAAATCCCACAGATGACAATATTAAAAAACGCCTAGCTCGTATCAAAACTCTCTCCTTTCAAATGTCCACATGGAAATCTAACGATAAATACAAAAAAGTAGATCAAATGATTTCGGCTATAAGGGAACTAAGGGAACCAGTCCCGAATACACCAGATCAAGCAACTGACAAGATTACAAAGGAACCAAAACCAAATAAATAAAACGATACTGCCATAGAGAATCTACAATTTCAAATCATCTAACTATACATATTCCAAAGAATTATAATTACACTCAAAGCACCTCCTATGAAATTCGTTCTGCCCGCCGTGATCCGTTTTCGTATCTCCTTCTTCTACGGCTATCATTGGAACGATTAATGCGCGATTTCCCGTCTTGGTCAAAATCCAATCCGGATTATACGGCAATTCGCCCGTCAAAATATATTCCGGACCGAATCTGTCCAAGATGTTTTTCGCATGTTTTCTCGACATCATATACATCTGTGACCCCCATAAATCATCTGGATAATTGGCATATTTGTATTTTTTCGAGCGAGATTTTGGGGTAAAATGCGCATTCGTATCTGTATCGATCGGGTGCATCGATAAATATCCAAGAAGCAAAACGTCCAGTTCCATCGCGACGAATTGTTCGATAATTTCAGGTAAATCTTTGCGGAAATTCTTGGAAATATGGATATCGTCTTCACATACGATACAAAACTCTTTATCCGTTTGTTCCAAGAAATGTTTCAACGAGTCCAAATGTTGTAACATAATCGAGCAGGTTCGTTTATGTTGTATTTCGTCATTGTCCAGTCTCAGATCCGCTGTGAAGACCGGATCCACAAAATAAGGTTCTTTCATTGAAATCTTGGAAAATCGGGTTTTCATCCGTTCACGTCTTGCTTCGTCATTGAAATTAATGACATAAATGGCGGGGTCTAATTCGGTTAATGCGCGGTTGAAACTATCAATCGATCGATAAATCGGCGTATCATCTGTCAAAAGAATCTTGGTCAGCAAGGAAGAAAAATGATCGGAACTTTCTCTTGGTAAAAGAGAAGGCAGATTATCGATGGCAATAATATCTATCAGTTTCTTTGATACAGGGTTTACCCAAGACGTCGCTTCTGAATAAATAGGAAAAGGATTATTCGGCTTGGTCGCGTCACAACTAATATCCACTAACAAAACCGGCTTGGAAAATTCCGTTTTTTCGGTGAACCACACCTCTTTACAATCGGGGTCCAATAAAATACAATTGAATACAATGTCGTATTCTGTTAAACACGATTTATCTGTTTCTTTATAAATCGGTGTGAAAGGAATCGAAAACCGATGAAGCATTTTACAAACACCCGTTCCACATCGCCCATTCGGTCCAATCACGGCAATTGTCGTATTTTTCTTGGAAATATCTTCCGGTATATTGGAAATCATTTCTTCAAAACTTGACCAAGGAGTCAACGCCGGTAAAAATGAATGATGATGAAAAAGAATACCAAGAACCGCGCCAACCAGACCGGAATATTCACCAAAAGATAATAATCGATTTTTTTGATTGTCTACGATATATTCAAAATCGAATAGTTTACTTTGTGTTTTTAGAAACGCATTCAAAATTTTATCTGCGTTTGTCTGTTTCTTGAACGAATGCGAAAAAAACAAATGCGAATGTCCGTTCAATTGATCCAACTCGGGAAATTCTTTGAGCCCGACGATTAGAGCGTTCTTGAACATCACATCGTACCAAGGTAAATCGGTTATAATGGCTCCGTTTTCTTCATATTCTTGGTCTGAATAAATTCGATGGCGCGATTTTTGTATATATATCAAAAATCCATTTACAAAAAGCTCGGAACAATCGCTCGGGGTAATCGGTGTTCGTTTTTCATTCCGATTCGATTCGCTACGCAAATAAATTACCTTTTGAAAAAGCATTATATATGTATAATCATGCTTTTTTATATATTTTTTCACTTTTATCCAAGAGTGTATAAAAAGGTAGATTACTGAATTTTGATTCTTGGAAATATAAGGATCAAACTAAATATTATTGCTTCTAAGAAGGTAATAGAACTTTGTAAATATTTGTTGAAGAGAAAAGGGAGGGGGCGCGATGGCGCAAGCAGTACCTTAGCGAAGCAAAAGGTTCCCTGCTATCCAAGAGTGTATAAAAATAAATCCGCGTCCTTCTTCAAAACCGTCAAAGGAAAATCGATATCGTCCGCATCAATCTTGGCTAAATGAATATTCAATGTTTCTATATCCACGTCCATATGAATTTTGTATTCTAGTGGATCCTCTTCTGGATCCCAACGATTTTCCATATTTGCCATTAAAATCAATCTACCTTTTCTCACCATTGTCAGATATTTCATCATTGTTTCATTTCCCGCCATTTCAAACGAGACTGCGGTAAATTTCGTAGGAGCTTGGAAAACTTTAAATACTGGATGTTGATTCATCTGTTTTGCATTTTGTAAAAAGGAAATAATCTCTTGCCGTTTTTTCATTTCCAAGAAATGCGAAAGTCTACCAAATTTACACATATATGTTATTAATGATATTTTTACGATCCTTCTAGTATTCGTCGACATTCATCAAAATATCGTCTTTTTCGAGATTCGTTTCGAATTGACTAAAATAATGAAATTTAAACTGATTCTCAGGAGTATGTTTGTGTACCGTTCGAGCTATCATCTTGTATAATTTGAACCCCGGGTATCGTTCCTCGCCCGTCTTTTTATACAAAACATTTTTGCCATTGTCGTCCGAGCACCATCGATGAATCGTCTTTTGCAATTCATCCATCTTGGAAACGGGGGTATTCTCGTCCATCAAAAAATCGAATATTGATGTTCCAAGACGTGAAAGATCGAAACTATAATTGGGTTCTAGTCGTGGTTTATTCGAATTAAAAAAAGGCTCGAAATTATACTGTGTCGCCGCATCACCACCGTTGGAAAAACTGTCACTGCAAAACTGTTTATCTTGGAACTTGTAAATAGCGCGGCCGAAATCAATAAGTTTGAATATCTTTCCGTAAGTGGGAACGCGATACGTTTTTCCCAAGATTTTGTATGTAAGATATACCAAATCTGTATTGATCCACATGATATTATTCGTGTGTAAATCATTATGCGTGAATTTGAACATTTTTTGATAGACGTATATCGAAACGATTACTTGAAATAAAGCACTTGCGCCTTTGTCTTCATCGATTTTATGTTTTACAAATAATTCATCCAAGGTCCCCGAACATTTTTCCAAACATATCATTTGAACGGGGAAATTGTTGATATAACCATAAATCTCTTCTTCATCTTCCTCGTCTTCTTGGTCTGATCCAGAATCCGATTCCCATTCATCTGATATATTTGATATATCAGATTCGTCTTCATCGGATTCCTCTTCGTCCTCTTCTTCATTCGAGCTATAATTTATTTCACTATCATTTGATGATCTACTCGAAGAACTATTGGAGTTTCTCGATTTTTCATATACCGGATTTTCCAGTTCGGATGACTCTGTTGTTTCGATTTGTTCATTTGGTTCAAGTTCCTCCAAGTCTTCTGCTTCCAAGACAACCTCATTATTCGATTTGTTCAATTCGAGCTTTTGTTTATTCTTTTGTGATCTCACTATTTTCGAAAATTCGTCGTCTTCTAATCTATATCCATTACTAGAATCGTCGATATGAAACAATTTTCCCACATTTTCGTTGAAAAAATCATATCCACGAACATAGTCAAGGTCGTCAGTTAAACAAACGCGGAATTTTTTTTGCACGCCCAAATAAGATCCATAAAAATCGACACCATGCAAAAATCCGCGATGATGTAGTAAAGAACTGGTCAAATAACTGAAAAAGCAATCGATATATGATGTGTTGTTGTATGTCAAAAGTTTGGGAAAAACATCTGTTTCGGTCGAAGATAGAGTCGGCATAGTAAGAATACGTTTATCGTTGATGTCATACTTGCCTATCATATATCGGACAGGATCAAGAAGGGGCGAAAATTTGATATGTACATCTTTCTCCAAAAACTGGCTCGATCGAATATCGAATATCTTGGTCAATGTTTGCATATGATACGGGTGATTGAGTGCGATTTTGTCCGACTTTTGTGGCGTCATATCAAAAAATTCATGATAGATTGGATTATAGAGCTGTAGATTGTTGATTTGAAAAGGACAAGGGCGATCTTTAGGAGATAAAGTGGCTAAATATTCTAGATTGATCATTCTTGGTTTGGTTTGTTGAGACTCTTGGTCTTCTTTATATTCTGTCGAATCGTATTTACAATAATGTATTTTGAGGGGAATTTGGCTTACAGTATCGGACATGTTGGCGGCGATAATATAAGGTATTTAAGAATAAAAATCAGGGAACCATACGGTTTCTCGCCGCTTCGCTTTACCCCTCCCTGGACCTGAAATTTTTAGATTAAACATACTTATTAATTTTACAAAACAGAGTTTTCCGCGTTGTCCACCAAGTAAGGGAGGGGTAAAGCGAAGCGGAGGGTCTGGAAATCTTTCGGATTTCTTTTGCCCGTATGGTTCCCTGAATTTTAATATTTCTTAATAATAAGTCCAAGAATTCCTAAAGATGTCTCTGGAATTGAAAAAGTTTGATATGCGATGGATCACTTTTAGACCCGATGAAAACAAGGGTCCTGTTATTGTCATGATCGGTCGTCGTGACACGGGTAAGTCGTACCTAGTGCGCGATCTCTTATACCATCACCAAGATATTCCCATTGGAACCGTTATTTCGGGGACAGAAGCTGGAAACGGCTTCTATGCTTCTCACGTTCCTAAACTTTTCATTCACGAAGAGTACAATACTGTTTTGATCGAAAACGTATTGCGAAGACAGAGAGCGGTTTTAAAGCAGATGAGCAAAGAGATGGAGACCTATCGTCGAACTACGATCGATCCTCGCGCTTTCGTGATTCTGGATGATTGCTTGTATGACCAAACATGGACTCGTGATAAGATGATGCGCTTACTTTTTATGAACGGACGTCACTGGAAGGTCATGTTAATCATCACAATGCAATATCCGTTAGGCATTCCCCCCAACCTGAGAACCAACATAGATTATGTTTTTATTTTGCGAGAACCTTACCTGACAAATCGGAAACGTATTTGGGAGAACTATGCATCCATGTTTCCAACTATGGAGTCATTTTGCTCTGTAATGGACCAGACGACGGAAAATTTCGAATGTCTCGTCATAAATAATAATGCGAAATCAAATAAATTACAAGACCAGATATTCTGGTACAAGGCAGAAAACCGCCCGGACTTCAAGCTGGGCTCCAAAGAATTCTGGGAAATATCGAAGAATATGGGTGACGACGATGACGATGAACAGTACGATCCCAGCAAAGCAAAGAAGCGTCAGGGACCCGCGATCAATGTAAAGAAAACCACTGGGGGAAAAG